TGGTTGGTCTACTTGCAGTTGGTGTTGAAGGTTACAAACAAGTCAAAGAACGAATTGTTTATAAACAAGATGAACTACCAACTGCTGAGTTGGAAAAACAACTTGAAGGTAAACCTGTATTGCAATTGGCTGCAACTTATGGTGAAGAAATACCACCTGCACAGTTGTATGGAACAAATAGTATGTACGTGTTCAGTACAGGTCCAAATTACAAACCTGGTACTGAAAAACATGTTGCTGTGAAAATTGTACCAGGTCCTGATGGTAAACTATACGTCAAAGAGAATGACTCTTGGCGTAGAATGTGATACAATGATGTTTTATATTATGGAGAATTTGAATGAGCGAACAAATGTTGTGGGTGGAAAAGTATCGTCCTCATAAAATTGAAGACTGTATTCTTCCAGAGTCTATTAAATCTACGTTTCAGGAATATGTCAACAGAAAAGAAATCCCAAATTTGCTACTTGCTGGATCCGCTGGGGTCGGAAAAACAACGATTGCGAAGGCACTATGTGAAGAAGTCGGCTGTGACTACATCGTCATCAACGGCTCGGACGAAAGCGGCATTGACACATTCCGTAACAAAATCAAAAACTATGCATCATCAATGAGTCTTTCTGGTGGCCGCAAGGTCATCATCATTGATGAAGCTGATTATCTAAATCCAAACTCCACACAGCCTGCACTCCGTGGTGCAATGGAAGAATTCGCAGTTAACTGTTCTTTCATCTTTACTTGTAACTTCAAGAATCGTATCATTGATCCGTTACATTCTCGTTGTTCTGTTGTTGAATTCAAGATTCAAAATGGTCAAAAAGCTAAGATGGCCGCACAGTTTTTCAAGCGTGTGGAATGGATTCTTGAACAAGAAAGTATTGTTTATGACAAGCAAGTTGTTGCATCAGTTATCACAAAACACTTTCCAGATAACCGCCGTGTTCTAAACGAACTACAGAGATATGCTGTTGGTGGTACAATCGACAAGGGTATTCTTGCCTCTGTCGCAGATTTGCAAATTTCGGACCTGATTAAATCGGTGAAAGATAAAGATTTTGGCACTGCACGTAAGTGGGTAATCAATAACATCGATTCAGATTCCGCATCCATCTTTAGGAAAATCTATGAGTCCTTGTATGACACTATGACTCCTGATAGCATTCCACAAGCTGTATTACATCTAGCAAAGTATCAATACCAATCTGCATTCGTTGCAGACCAAGAAATCAATTTAATGGCATTCTTAACGGAACTCATGGCCGATTGCACTTTCAAGTGAGGTTGATATGAGTCCTTTTGATTTTGTCGAAATTATACTAAACAAACGTAACAAGTTTTCTCAAGAAGAATTAGACTTTGAAGCATACAAACCTTTTCTTGTTAATCGTTCCCTTTCATATCAACCTGATTGCATTCTATATGTAAATGAATTAAATAAGAGTCACAGTGTACCCAAAACACTACAATACCAATATCTTCTAAATACAATTAGACCGATGAAACGTAAGTTTCAATCTTGGCAAAAGCAGGCGGTCATCAAGGATTTAGATTGTGTTAAGGAGTATTTTGGTTATTCTGATGAAAAGGCCAAAGAAGCCCTACGCATTCTATCGGATCAACAAATCGCTTTGATAAAAGAAAAATTAGAAAAAGGCGGAGTGAAAAAATAATGATTAAAATAGAAGACATGGTAGAGGTAACCTTGAATGAAAAGGATGATTTCCTAAAGGTCCGAGAAACACTTACACGCATTGGTGTAGCATCAAAAAAAGAAAAGATTTTGTATCAATCTTGCCACATTCTGCATAAGCAAGGCAAGTATTACATTGTACACTTCAAAGAATTATTCTCATTGGATGGTAAACCAACAGACTTGACCGAGAATGATATTGCTCGGAGAAATACTGTCACCAACCTATTGGAAGATTGGGAACTTATTAAGATTGTCAATAAAGATCAGACTGTGGAGCCAACTGTGTCTTTGTCTCAGGTAAAGATTCTTTCACATAAAGAAAAGAATGATTGGCAATTGGTACCAAAGTACAACATAGGTAAAAAACCACAATCCGTGGATAAATAAAAAGAGCCCACCTTAGGGCTGTTTGATGCTACGGTTGAAGGCGTCCGTGTAATTACACCTCCGACACGAAAGTTCGGACCAGTATAAGGTAAGCTGGATGATATGCCTTCGGGGTATCAATTTTTTAACTCGCTTTTAGGAGAAAACTATGACACATCTATCATTGCCATACGGCAAATCTTTGCTTCCATCCACTGTCGGTTTCGACCGACTTCTAAGTACCTTTGAAGAATTTGACAATCTTCTGACACAAGGTGCTAAAGTTCAAACCTATCCTCCATATAATATCCTCAAAGAGGATGATGAAAACTACACGATTGAAATTGCCGTCTCCGGCTTCAAGCGTGATGAAATTGAAATCACATCGGAAGGTGGAAAACTTTACGTGAATGGAGCAATCAAGACCGCAAGGACTTCCGATAAGTATCTACACCGTGGTATTGGTACAAGGGATTTTTCCCATAAGTTTGTACTTTCTGATACCATTGTTGTTAAGGATGCTGATATCGCTGACGGTTTATTGGTCATCAATCTGGTAAACATCATTCCAGAAGAAAAGAAACCACGAAAAATCGAGATTGGTTGTAGCAAAAATACAACAGAAGCCTTGACAAATTAACGTGAGTCTGTTAGAATCCTTGTAAGTAACTCGGATTCTAACATGGAAATCTTCTTATCCTCATATAGTCTTTTTGTTTTAGGTGCATTCCTAGGCGCACTATTGGGTCGGACGTTTACTTTTGGTCTCCTTGCAGTTTGTTTTTTAATTATGTTGATTAGATTATGAAAATCGATAAGCCCATTAAATTGCGTAATAAAATTTCCCAAACAGAAATGTATTATACATATTCACATTGGCCATCTAAAGATATAGATGGTGTTGAATTTTTGCCGGTTGTAAAACAACCACCCTCACAATCAAACACACAAACTATTCATTATATGCGTAAAGATTCCTTGGAAAAGGTCAGAGCATAATGAACAAACATTCACTTGACGTTGCAATGGTTTTGTGTTATAATTTGGCTGTGCTTTCGGGTACCGCATGTTTGGTTCAATTTTATGATTGGTCGCCTTGGTGGTTTTTGTTGGCGCTTGGTTGTATGTTAAGTATTAAGACGAAGGAAGATTAAAATGAAAGTTGCTCTCTGTTCTGATGTTCATCTGGAATTCGGTACGATTTCCTTGGAGAACACCGAAGGTGCTGATGTGTTGATTCTGTCTGGTGACATTTGTGTTGCCAAGGAAGTCTTTGTCCGTGATACTTATAACCTCCGAGGTGAGCATGATAAGTCCAATAAAATCCATACATTCTTCCAAGAATGCTCTGCGAGATTTCCTCATGTTATTTACATTCTCGGAAACCATGAACATTATCATGGTGATTTTGCTAAGTCTCTTACAAATCTCCGTACTAACCTTGGTTATCTGGTCAATCTTTACATTCTAGAAAAAGAATTTGTTGATATCAATGGTACTATGTTCTTTGGTGCTTCTCTTTGGACTGATATGAACAAGGAAGATCCAAACACCTTGTATGGTATCAAAGGTTACATGAACGATTATCGTATCATTGAAGATAGTGATGAAGTGGTTAACTACAAAGTGCCTGTTTATGGCACCAAAGAAGACGGAAGCACAGACTACACTAATATTGTGAAACACGAATTTCACACACGTACAGCCAAGTTTTCTCCGGAGAAATCTGTGAGTGAACATAAGGCTACGTTGAAAGCATTGGACGAAGCGATTGTTGCACAACCACTTAAAAACTGGATTGTTGTCGGCCATCATGCTCCTTCTAAGCAATCAACAAAGCCACAATATGAAAAAGATGTTATGGTGAACGGTGCATATAGTTCAGATTTGTCTGAATTCATTTTGGATCATCCACAAATCAAACTGTGGACACATGGACATACACACCATAACTTTGATTATATGATTGGCTCAACACGTATTGTTGCTAACCCACGTGGTTACATCAACTACGAAGAACAAGCTGATAATTTCCAATTGCAATTTATTGAGGTTTGATATGTCGAAGGATGTTATTCTCAATTATCTTGAGTTTGAAATCCTTTGGCATACCGATATTATGAATTCGTCTTTTAGTTTAGAAGACCGTAAGTGGAAACAAGGTCAAATTGATTTGTTGAAACGTATGTTGGATGAAGTGATGGGTATTGAACGTGAAAATTTACTTACTAAATTATTAAAGGACTTTGATTATGCCGTTATTTGAAATAGATGTACTAAGCACTTTTCGTAATAAGTATGTAATTGAGGCTGAAAGCCTTGAACATGCTTATGATGAATTGGTGATGACTGAACACAGTCGTGAATTCGATGAAGTAACTCAAAAATTCCTCGGTGAGCAAATCATCGAGGGTCGTGGGACTACACATGAAGGTGTCACTAAAATGATTAATCGTTTGAAAGATGATAAGTCTGAACTCTGCTCTCATTGGATGGATGTGGATAAACTCATTCATAAGATTGATTACACTAAATAATTTTCTCCGGCGTTCGTATAATGGATAATACAAAGGTCTTCTACACCTTGAATGTGGGTTCGATTCCTGCACGCCGGACCATTTAACAATAAGGATGAATATGACAGAACATAAATCTGTAACTCTGGCTAACTTAGAAAAGGCCTTAGCAGGTGAGTCGATGGCTCACATCAAGTATCGCTATTTTGCCAAATTGGCACGTGCTGAAGGCTTTGAAGATGTTGCAAAACATTTTGAGGAAACAGCCGACCAAGAAATCAAACATGCATGGGGACATTTAGAACTCTTAGTGGGTAAACCAACTACTAAAGAATGCTTAGAACTTGCTATTGCAGGTGAAACATATGAATTCACAGAGATGTATCCACAATTTGAATACATTGCAAAAGCAGAACAAAATATTGAAGCAGTAAAAGAATTCAATGAACAAGGTCGTGAATCTAATGAACATGCTCAAGCATTTAAAGCATTGCTAGTTAAGGCAACTAAGCGTTTTAATGCTTTGAAGAAAGTTGAAGAACGTCACGCTAATGCATATAAACAAGTATTGGAGAAACTATAATGGAACACATTTGTATTGTATGTGGACATGTTCACGATGAAACAGTAGAAGGTAAATGGGATGAACTTCCTGGCGACTTTGAATGTCCAGAGTGTGGTGTTGGTAAAGAAGATTACGAATTGCTATGATTGATTGCATGGTGATTGGTGATAGCATAGCGGTCGGTACAGCAATGTACCGACCTGAGTGTGTTAGTTATTCAAGGGGTGGTTGGAACTCTTGGCAATGGAACAAAGATTATCTCCAACACGCATCGACCAAATCATATGAAACAATCATTATCAGCCTTGGTGCAAATGACCACAAAGGTGTGAAAACGGAACAAGAACTGAGGAAGATGCGTGAAGCAATTAAAGGTAAACGTGTCTTTTGGATTGATCCTGGAAAAGACCGCAAACCTATTCCACATGAAGCAATGATGAAGATTGCAAAAGAATATGGTGATGTTGTACTTCCAAGACCTGCTGATAACATGAGTGCCGATGGTGTACATCCAACAGGTAAGGGTTATAAGATTCTGGCTGAACAAACTAAATGAAACAAAAATTTATTGATGCATATATGAAGACCGCAGAGACTTTTGCGGGACTATCATCTGCTGTGAGACTCCATGTTGGTGCGATTGTTGTAAAAGACGACCGCATCATTTCTATTGGTTACAATGGAATGCCATCTGGTTGGGACAATAACTGTGAAAATGATTTTGGTCTTGATTTCAAAGGTAATCGAACATTAGTAACAAAACCAGAGGTACTACATGCAGAAACAAACGCCATCGCAAAACTGGCAAAAAGCACTGAGTCTGGCAACGGTGCTACTCTCTTTGTCACTCATGCCCCTTGCCTTGATTGCGCCAAACTTGTTTATCAAAGTGGTATCAATTCTGTGTATTATCGCAATAGTTATCGTTCTGATGACGGACTACAGTTCTTACAGAAAGCTGGAGTGAAAATAACTCAAGTTTAATTTCATAATATGAAATGTTCCAGTGACTAAATATTGATAGCAACTGGAGATAACATGAAGGTCAGAATATTCAACTGTCCGGATAAAGATTTCAAACCCTTTGTTGAAAGGGCTGTAGAATTTTACGCTCAAAATTTAATAAAGTCTAAAAGACTCA